CTAAGTCCACCGACTTCGGCATCCAAGCAACCCTCCCCGTCTACTACCAACACGGATACGACGATACCCTGAAGAACAGGCAGATCGGCGTGGGCGAGATCAGTAGCACCGATGCGGGCCTGTGGTTTGAGGCACAGTTGGAGAAGCGCGACGAGTACGAGAAGATGGTGAACGAACTTGTCGAGATGGGCAAACTCGGCTACTCGTCCGGCGCGGTCGGTCATCTCGTAAGCCGCAAAGACGCGGACAACGGGTCAAAAGAAATTGAGACATGGCCGCTCGGCGAAGCATCGCTTGTGCTGAACCCTGCCGAGCCACGCAACCACGTCATGTCTATAAAAGAGTTTGTCGAGGCATCAGCCCCGGCAACCAGTATTGCATCTGATGTAGTGGAGCCAGAGGCAGACACGGCAGAGGCGGGGCATGATCACCCTGCGCCAACTGCGGCAGAAGCCAAGTCGGAAGCAATGGAAGCCGAGGCAGCGCCCGATCTGGGCGATGTCGAGGTATCAATTACTCCACACACAGAACAAGAGGACAATACAATGTCTGAACAGAACACAGACGTTCTGAAAAGCATCGAAGCAATGATCGCTGCTCAGAACGAACGCCTCGACGCAATGGAGGAAGCCAAAGCCGCTCCTGCCATCGTCGAAGTACCTGCCGAAGCCAAGTCCGCTCCGGCTATCATCGCAAGCACCGGAGACTCCGAAGCCAAAGCATACGCCGCATGGGTACGAGATGGTGACGCAGGCGGTCTCCGTGGCGCTAAAGGCTACGATGTTGATGGTCGTGAAGTTGAGATCAAGGCATCCAACAACACGGACATGAACATTGGCACCGCTGCCGATGGTGGAAACTTGGTCCCAACGGGACACTTCGAAGGCATCTTCGCCAAGAAGTCCGAAACCGACCTTACGGACCTGCTCGGTCTGACCCGGATCCCCGGTGTCGGAACGACTGTAAACGTACCGTTCGACAACGAAGCCGATGGCGAGTTCGTTAGCACTTCGGAAGCCAACTCCTACGACCGTGACGCTCCGGCAGTCGGTCAGCAGGCGTTCACGCTTGTCAAGTACACGAAGAAGGTACAGTTGAGCGAGGAACTTCTCGAAGATGAGACGAGCAACCTGCTTGCTTTCATTGAGAACTTCGTTGCTCGCGGCATGGCGAAAACGAACAACAGCCTGATCGTTGCCGAGGCTGCTGCCTCTGGTACGGAAGCAAAAGTCTCGACCGCCGCAGGCATCGCCGCCGGTGAGATCGAGGACATCGCTTTCAACGACACGGTTCAGTTCTACCTCGACAGCCCGAACATCGCATGGCTGACCCGTGGCTCAACCTACGGCAACATCGCTGCTCTGACGGGCAACGAGCGCCTGTATGCAGAGCAGGGCATCCGTTCGACCTTCGGTCAGTACGCCAACCGTCCGAGCCTGCTCGGATACCCCGTCATGTTCTCGGCTAAAGTCGATGCTGACGGTACGGGTGACAACAAGCCGATCTTCTTCGGTGACTGGTCGCAGATGGGCTACTACATGGCTCCGACCATGAAAGTCCTCCGTGATCCCTACGGAGACGCTGCAACTGGACAGGTGAACTTGTTCTACTCATACCGTGTAGACTACGAGATCCTTCAGCCGGAGGCTATCGTATACGCTCGCGTATCTAACACCTAATAGGTGGGTGAGCCGGGTGGTGTAAAGGCGCACACCTTTTCCTCTCTCGGGGTGGAGCGGGTTCGATTCCCGCCCCGGCTCCTACATTTTAACAACCATCTGCTATGTCGCTTACCGTTACATCTGCACCCTCTGTTGAGCCAGTAAGCACAGCAGAAGCAAAGGAATGGCTCCGCATCGATTCATCCGATACGAGTCAAGACGCGATCCTGACGATCCTTATCAAGGCGGCTCGTGTCCGTGTTGAGGAATATCTGAGGCGCTCCCTCATCACCCGCACCTATTCGTGGGAGATGAACGGAGACGATATGCGGGACCGGATTGAGATACCCAGACCTCCGGTGCAGTCGGTCACATCGCTGACCATATACGACGAGGACAGCGCAGGCGTGGAGACATCCTACACCGAAGCCGCCGAGAACTGGCAACTGGTCGAGGCATCCTACTTAAAACACCGGAACGATGGTTGGGAAGTTAACCGCATGGACCGCGCAGGTACGTTGGTATACGTTGCCGGATATGGTGATGCATCTGCCGATATTCCTGCTGACATCCTGATTGCTACGCTGAAACTGCTCGCCCTCTGGTACGAGCGCAGAGGCGATGAAAACCGCGACAACGTAGAGGAGCGGGAGATCAGGATTCTTGGCGAGATCGCCCACCACAGGACAATCGGATTCTGATGATTGGAGAAATGCGTCATAGGGTAGCGGTGCAGGCAAGCACTCCGCAGAACAACCTCGGTGTCATCACGGACTCCTGGGCAACCATTGAGACCGTGTACGCCTCTGTGCGGACGCTGACGGGACGCGAAGCCGAGGACGCGAGCAAACCCGAGGGCATCTACACGCACGAGTTTGTAATGCGTTACAGGGACGATCTCGGGACCGCCGATACACAGATGCTCAACAAGTACCGTCTTGTCTTTCGCAGCGAGAACTACGATGTGCGCTCGGTCGATAATGTAGACTACCGCGACAAGTTCATGATCGTCAAGACGGAGCGACAGTCCTAAATGGTAAAGGTAGAAGTACAAGGACTCGACAAGGCGCTGAAGGACATCGCAAAGTACAGCGAGCAAGCCGCCGACCGTATCGTGCAGGAGATCAACACGACCAAGCAGTTGGTCCGTAACGATGCCATTAAGAACGCTCCGGTCAACAAGCAGAGCGGTAGCGGTATGGGTGCGCGTGGCGGTTCGCTTCGCCGCATGATTGTTGCCGAGCCGACCCGCAACTACGAAGCCTATGTTGTAAGCAAGGCGCACTATTCTGAGTTCGTCGAGTTCGGCACAGGTATCTACGGGGAGAACCCAAAAGGAGGACACCGCACAACGCCGTGGGTCTACTATAACGAGGCAACGGAATCTTTCGTTATAACCCGAGGCAACAAGGCACAGCCATTCATGCACCCGGCGGCAGAGTCTAACCGCGCAGACCATCGTCGCAGAATGATTGCAGCACTTAAACTGAAATGAAAGACCCACGCAAAGCAGTACAGGATGAGATCTGGACCCTGTTAAATGCAGCAGGTGTCACGGCATACGTCAACCCACCCGAGGGTCTCACGCCGCCGTACACGGTCTTTGGTGACGCGACCTTCATACCGGGACCGCTCACGACCAAGACAACCGAAGGGGCGGAGGTCACGCACACTTGCATATCGTGGGCAACAGACCCTAACACGGCGCAGGCTAACGCATCAACTGGACTTGCCGCTCTGACCGACCGTGACGTTGTGTATACGGTGACTGGCTACGAGGTGTCGGATGTATACCCAGACTTCGGCGGTCCTATTCTGCGCGATGATATGAGAGCCAACGAGGTTTACTGGGGAGTCCCGTATCGGGTGCGCTTCATCCTCACACAGACTGCATGACCCTCGGGATACTGACAACGCTATGGAAACGCCACGCTATCGCTCGCATTGTTCTGGAGCATTATGCCCACTTGGACCTATCGCCTGCCCACTCTGTCCGTTTAGCGGTCGGTAGCGAAGGCGATGTAAGCAGGAGCCTCGCAGAGCAGGCGGGATGGGAATACCTCGAACAAGACAACCTCCCGCTGTCCGACAAGTGGAACGCAGGCATGGCGGCGCTAAGGGGTAAGGTGGATGCAGTCCTGATCGTAGGCTCCGATGACATAATGACTGCCAACGCCATACGCTTGTCCCTGTCACACATTGACCTCGGCGCAGATGTGGTCGGACTCAAGGACCTCTACTATTACGACACCCGTAACAGACAGGCGTACTACGGGGAGCGTCACAATCCTGGCGCGGGAATGATCGCCACCTCTGATGTACTTGACCGGGTAAATTGGCAGCCGTGGGATTTAGGGCTGAACAGATACCTCGACAAATCGTTTACCAACCGTATGCAAACAAAGGCATACCCATGCAAGTTCAAGTATATACAAAACTGCCGCGAGCAAGCCGCCGACTTGGTGGACATAAAGACCGACACAAATATGTGGAGCGTTGAGCAACTGGCAGAGGCAACGGGTCGGGTTTATTCCGTAGACTCGTCTGTTTTCGAAAACACGTTTCCCGACCTACGGGATAAACTAAACCAACAGGACAATGGCTAAAAACAAATCCGCTCGGGATTACTGGCTGTACGTTGCGACATCCGCACCGACAGCAGCAGACGAAGCCAATGATGCCAACTACTCGCTCGTAGGTCTGGCAACTGAGCATTCTCTGTCGCGCTCCCGAGGCGCAATCGACGTATCAACGAAAGATAACGGGGATGATTCCGCGTTTATCGCAGGACGGCGCAACCAGACGGTTTCCATGTCCGGTATCTTTGACCACACCGAAGATGCGGGATACACAAAACTGTCTGACGCATACGAGGCTGCAAACGGTACGGTATACTTTCTGCTTACCTCTACCAACTCCGGTGACACGGAATGGTACGGTAGTGGCGTGATTACCGATCTGTCGCTTACATTTAGCGATGAATCGCCTTCGACGTTCTCGACAACCATTCAGGCATCTGGAACGGTTACGGAGGCTACCGGCACCACCAGTTAACCTGAACAACGATGAAAGACAACCATCCTGAAGCCGTAACCATTGAAGTCGGCGAAAAAGAGTACACGCTAAAACTCGGACCCGCTGCCTTCAGGATTGCAGAGATCAAGCACAACCTGACCTTCACCTTTGAGCAGATGGCAAGTCCAAGCCTTGCAGACCTCGCACGTATCGCTTACGTGGGCTGCTTGGTAGACGCTCCAACTCTCAAGGAGGACAAGTTCATGATCGCCATGGCTAACTCCGACGAAGGCGCGGTACTCGCTGCCGTTGGTAAAGCCCTGCGCAGGATGACGGATGGACTGTCTGGCATCGGCGAAACTGATGAGGGAAAGGGGTAGCCGGGGGCAACAAACCCTCGGCACCCTTTCCTGATTTAGTAGCCATTGACAAGATGTGCGCCGCTTATCTCGGCATGACACCATCGCAGGTCGATGAGTGCTCGCTACGGGATATTAACGTGATGCTTGCAGGCGTTAGGGAGCGCATCGAACAGGATCAAGAATTGGAGTGGCAGCGCACCTTTGTCATAGCGCAGCAACTCGAAAACCTGATGCTGTTCAGGGCGGGCAAACGGCAGAAGCCTCTCGATGCCATGTACCGCCAACTGAAGAAACAGGAAACGCCTGTCATGCGGATGGCTGAATATCAGCAACTCCGACAACGGGCAAAAGCAATACTGGAAGATGGCTACGGTAGCAACTCTTGATGTAAGGATCGGCGCGGACATACA